CACGCCCGACCCCGCTCTTTTGCGGGCCAGCTTGACTTTGTCAAGCCGACACGCCGTTAATTACATAACATTAATCATACACGCATTAAAAAATTTATCTGCATCAAAATTAGAATTATCTTGTGCAAACATAGACGCAAACTCATCTACTAAATCGTGATAAGTAAATTCATCACCGATTAGATCCTTATACGATGAAAGAATTTCAGCGGTAGCGGTATAATCTTTTCGTGTCATCATTTTAGTTTAGTCCATTCTCTCTAAGGTCTTTTATTACGGCGATTAGTAGCGGGATAGTAACGCCCGCTAGTAGTAATTGGACTAGTGTAGTTAGTATGCGATTAGTAGTCATTACTTATTCTTCTTTCTCTTATAAATCTTATAGGCGGTTACTAGTAGGGCGGTAGTGATAAGTAATTGCCAAGATAGCGCTACATAAGCCCATTCTGTATCTAGCATAAATCCGTATTGGTCTAGTTCAATAGTCATTACTTTACCTCTACTCCTCTTACATTGTAGGTAAATCCTTTACCTAGTTTATTTAGTTCGGTCATTACATTTAGCAATTCATCTGCGCTAGTTGCCTTGTTATCTACTGATAATAGGTTAGCGCCTTGCCATAGTGAGTAAGTGATAGTCATTATTAGTTCTCCCAAGTTAGTGCGAATAGTTTTGCTAGTTGTTCATCATCTTCATCACTAAAGTCATCTAGTGGAGGTTGTTCTTCATCTACCTCATCAAGGTAGGTGTATGCGTCTGCGACATCTTCTTGGATAGTATCCCATTTAGATACGCTATTATTTTCGTATGAGTATGCGTATGACATTATTTATTCATCTCCTTAGCGATAGCGGCTGATTTGTTTAGTGCCTCTAGGGCGATAGCGAGGGAGGCGAGGCGCTGAGCCTCTACCATTTGCTTATATTCTTCTAAGTTCATTTATTTTCTTCTTTCGTTAGTTCGTTATAATTGGAATTGTAGCATAGTGGGCTGACATTATCAAGGCGACACGCACCCCATTGGGTGTGAGTTATCTCACACGCCAGCGAGTCCACATAGGCAGACGCTCAGGGTCGGTATCGTCATACCAACGCTCTATATTCTGCTCACAGTCTTGGCAGAATGTAAATTGCTCATCTCCAACTTCTGAGATAGCAGACTTCATAGGGTTATGCTCAGAGAATGGTGAGCATTTTGTTATTGTTAGTGTAGTCATTTTAGACCACCTTTCTTAGTGAGAGTTTCTCACTTTCTTTATATTATAATCATAGCAGGGGGGACTGACATTTAGGGGTGTTTTTCGGGCGTGTCGCAAATAAATCTTTGTGATAAGCATCACACTCACGCTCAAGCCCCCAAATAATTATGGGCGCACTATCCGAAATGTCCGTTTTGCTCACATTGTGTATCATACATGTAAAAAATATATTAACATTTTATAAAATCTGAAATCGTAGTTGACTAAAATAAAAGATCGGAAAGCTATTGACCTACGAAAATCTTAAATGTTATACTTAGGAAGGTTTCGGGGGGTTACACTAAGAAACTCAATACACCAAGTAGCACTTGGGATTTGATTTCGAACTCTCTCCTATCTTTCCAAAAAGAAAAAATTTGGGGGGTAGGGGGGGTTTGCTAAAAAATCTAATTCCCAAGTAATCAATATAAAGAATATAATATATATAGGCAATAGGCAATAGCTGAAAAAAATTTTATTAACATTTTGATATTATTGATATTCTAGTCAACTAGGATAATATAGGAATATGTAGTATAATTAAGTATTAGAAGAGGTTCACAAAATGAAAACAGATTACAAAAATTTTTATTTTTTACATATCCCTAAAACAGGTGGAAGATATGTTAAGAGCTATATTCTTAACCAATTAAATAATCAAGTAGATATTATTTCAAAAAACGAAAGACACTCTGGTTGGATATCCGATATTGATGACAGTACATACATATTCTCAATACTAAGAGATCCAGTAAAACTGGTCTGTAGCCAATATGCTCATTTAGTGTCACAAAAAGCGGGACTAATAGAAGACTCTCTAGATATGGAAAACCATACAGATCGAGTAAAAGAAAACATAATCAATATAAATCTTGATAGAGAACATTTCCTTAAATGGGTCTATGCAAATCCTTGGATGTATAACTTGCAAAGCAAGGAAATACTAAATGGCTCAACTGAAAATAGAAACGTCATGGATATAATTGTTCAAAAATATACATTTAATAATAATGTCGACAAAGAGCTACTATATGACAGATTAAATAGAATTAACCTATTAGTAAGACAGACTTCTTTATACAATCCAGAAAGCGTAGCTCAAAAACTATGCTCTGATTTAAACATTGAAATGGCGGGGGATCTAGAAAAAGATAATTCAATATACCACAATATAGCATCATCTAATCTATATAAACAATTAACTAAAGAAGATATAGCCTGGATAGAAGACTTATTTGCCGTAGATGTAGAGATATATAACAATCATAGTATTTTTAGTCAACTAGATAATATATGCTCATTCTGTGGAAGATATGCATATACTACTGAATACATACGCACTACTTGGAAAAAGTACTCATTTTGCGTAGAATGCGTTAAGTTGAAAGAAGCTCTCATTGGCTGATTTAAGACACGAACTTCATCTTCTTGGCCCAGAAGCCCAGGTTATACTTAAAAAGTATTTACAGGGCAAGCTAGGCCTTTGTTTGAATGCTTCAGCAAATGGTGGCATATGCGATATATTATGGAAGCATGATGAATGTGCTATGATTATGAATATGTTATATGATCTTACATCCGAAGAGATGTATAATTACAAAGGTAATACGGGGTGCTCTCTATTTTCCGCCGCACTTTTTTCGCACTTAAATGAGGAGTAAATTATGTTCTATGATGATCCAAGTATAGTTAAAATAAAAGAAGAAGGAGTATGGCTCGGAAAAGGCTTTGTTTCTCCAGAAGACTGTAATAATATAATGGCTCACGTAGATGCATTTGAAGAAAAAGACTGGCTAGACGGATGGGCTAGACATCAGGGAACATTATTTTATACAAATGAAGCCAGCTCAGAAAAACCTATTGCTGAATGGTGGAGCGACAAAGTCAGTCCGCCAGTTCTTATACCAGCCGTTACTAAAATTAATGCCAAGCTAAAGGGGTTATTTTCACCAGACTATTTTTTTCTTCCAGAATATAAAATTGTTAGACTTAAACCTGGACACAATATGAAGTCACATAGAGACAATAGATCTGGCGACAACAACCTTAATGCTGAGACAAAACAAGAGTTTACAATTCAATGTGCCTACACAATTTATTTAAGCAATTTTAAGGGTGGGGAGATAAACTACCCAGAGCTAGGCTATACACATACTCCAGAACCAGGCGATATTGTAATTCACTCAGGTAGAGTTCTTCATGAGGTTTTTGATGTTCTTGAAGGAAATAGATACACGATTACTGGATGGCTATTAGGTAAATAGGCCCCATACAAAGGCGGATTCGTATGAGGCCTATTTGCACCTTCGTGCATGCAAGGAGCCATGAGCTCAACTTACAACTATTATTATAAGATAGTATTTTTTTTAAGTCAATGGTTTCTAAAAAGTATTTTTTTCTTAATTATATATATAGCGTTGTAAAATTTTAATATAATTTTTTGCTCAAGTTTTCCAGCAAAGGTTTCATTTTTGTAATGATCAGTTTGAAAGTAAGGACTCTGCATCATCTTGGAAAAATGTCTTGGGCTCATATATATAATTATACATCATCATTTGCCCTAAATGCTGGAGATGGCCCAAGTAGGAAACCTTGTTCGTGATAGTCAATCATCTTAGATGTCTTTTCAGGATCTACCCCGTTAGCCATAATTGTTAGCATATCATAAATACGATGAAGCATTATGTAGTTAACCATAGGCAAGTTGTCTTCTAGGTTATTACTCTCGTTCACTAATCATCCTTTCAAGATCTGCAGAAAGGTTTTCTAGAGTTTGCTCTGTTTCAATCGCCCCATCAATGTATTGCTTAAACTCTTTAATAGCTTTTAAAGCCATAGGTAATGCAGGCATGTGCATGCAGGGGATTCCCATCCCAACAGCTCTAAGTAAATCTTTATCGTATGGCATTCTCAACTAGCCCCTTTATGTTATCGTAAAATTTTAATCCTATATATATTTTATAATTGCATGATAGACAATATAAGAATATCTTATCCTCTTTGTCGGTATTGCACAAAAGAGAACCTTGATCCACTGGACAATCTATCCTAGGAACAAGGCCCTCTTTTGACAAGGATAAGTACTTAGACACGTATTGTATCTTCATACTTCCTCCTTTAATTACTCGGAAATTTTAAATAAAATTCCTGTGCTCTTGGGGTCATACCCTTCCAAGCTGACCAATCACTACCGCCATCAGTCATATAGTACGTTATCTCTGCGTTTGTTACTGGGTCGAATAACTCCTTGTTACTCTGTAGATCAAATTTCTCAAGTCTTGTAGGACCAAGATTTCCAATCATATTTATTTGAAATAATCCGTAAGAATTATCTCCTGTTTTTCTGTCCCCGTTATATGCAAGCGGTCTTCCATTAGATTCACGCTTTGCTATGGACCAAGCTTTCTTAAGGCCTACTCCTTCGAATCCTACAGTCTCAAGTAATAGTTTTAACTTTTCGTCTGTAAGCATCTCAGATGGCTTGTAAATTTCTTTACTGAAACTATCTAAGACTTCTTGCTTTAATTGGGCTTCAGTTTTCACTAAAGGTTTTTCTACAGTTAAAGCTATTGCTGGCTGAGTTCCAGAAAATAAAAACAGTGTTACCACTGCTATTACTGTCCAGTCACGAACCAAATCGCTAAACTGTGTTTTTATATTCTCCATTGGCATTTCCTCCTATAGAGATAACGAACTCTAAGAATAGCATTGTATTGGTATATATGTCAAGCCAGTTGACTAAAACTTAATCTCATATAATGATATTTTAAAAAATATTTTTAACCCCTAGACTACTTAAAAAAAGTTTGATACACTAGGACTTCAACTAAATTACACCGCAAGGCGGAGAAAAGGTCGTATACCTAATGTCACAGACTATTGAAAATCCTTATGAAAACTTTATTGCTTTATCTAGATATGCAAAGTGGGTAGAAGCAGAGTCCCGAAGAGAAACATGGGGAGAAACAGTAGATAGATATTTTAATTTTATGTTGAACCACTTAAAAGAAAATTATAATTACATTCCAGATGAAAAGCTTGTTGCGGAATTAAAAGACGGTGTATTTAAAAGAAATGTAATGCCCTCTATGCGCTCTGTCATGACATCTGGAGCAGCACTAGAAAGAGATAATGTTGCAGGATACAATTGTGCATTTATTCCAGTTGATTCACCACGTTCATTTGATGAGACTATGTATATTCTTATGTGCGGTACAGGTGTAGGATTCTCTGTTGAGTATAAATATATTAATAAACTTCCTGCCGTCCCAGAATCGCTAGAGAAATCAACAACAGTTATTACAGTAGAAGATTCAAAGCAAGGTTGGGCGAAAGCATATCGTGAACTGCTTGCACTGCTTTGGTCAGGCCAAATACCAGCAATTGATGTCTCTAAAGTTCGCCCAGCAGGCACAAGACTTAAAACAATGGGAGGAAGATCTTCAGGTCCACAACCACTTGTTAATTTATTTGATTTTACAATTGCAAAATTTAAAAACGCAACAGGAAGAAATCTTAAGCCAATCGAATGCCATGACATTATGTGCAAAGTTGGTGAAGTAGTTGTTGTAGGTGGAGTTCGTCGTTCAGCAATGATTTCGTTATCCAATATAAACGATATTGAAATGGCACAGGCCAAATCAGGTAACTGGTGGGAAGCAAGTCCACAGCGTGCTTTGTCAAACAACTCTGTTGCATATTCACGCAAACCAGACATGGAGCAATTTATTGCAGAATGGAAATCTCTTTATGATTCAAAGTCAGGAGAACGAGGTATATACAATGTGGCCGCAGCTCAAGCCCAAGCAGCCAAGTTTGGTAGAAGAGATCCAGATATACACTACGGAACTAACCCTTGTTCAGAAATTATTTTACGTCCTTATCAGTTTTGTAACCTTTCAGAAGTCGTATTACGTGAAAAAGATACAAAGAAAGATATTGAGCGCAAAGTAGAGCTCGCTACTATTCTGGGAACGTGGCAGTCAACGCTTACAGACTTTAAGTATATCCGTAAGATTTGGAAAGACAATACAGAAGAAGAAAGACTGCTTGGAGTTTCACTTACTGGACAATTTGGAAACAAGTTCATGTCAGGCAAAGAAGATCTTGTTTCTTTAGAGGCATTTTTAATGACTCTAAGGGAATCAGCAAGAGAAACAAATAAAGATGAGGCTGGGAAAATTGGGATTCCAGAGTCTGCCGCTATTACTTGCGTAAAGCCATCTGGAACAGTATCTCAATTGGTCGGGGTGTCTTCTGGAATGCATGCTTGGCATTCCCCATATTACGTTAGAACAGTTAGGGGCTCAAAGGGTGACCCAATCTCTACATTTTTAAAGGAAGTCGGAATTCCTGTAGAGGATGATGTAATGAAGCCAAACGAAACATACGTTTTTTCTTTTCCAGTAAAAGCACCAGATGGTGCGATTGTTAGAAACGATTTGACAGCTATTGAGCATTTAAATATTTGGCTAGTTTACCAGAGAGCTTGGTGTGAGCATAAGCCATCAATTACAGTTTCTGTAAAAGAAGATGAGTGGATGGAAGTTGGTGCTTGGGTATATAAGCATTTTGATGAAGTATCTGGTATCTCGTTTTTGCCTCATTCAGATCACTCATACAAACAGGCCCCTTACCAAGAAGTGACCAAGGAAGAGTACGATGCTCTTGTTGCAAAGATGCCTAAAGAAATTCGTTGGGAAGACTTGTCTTTTTATGAAACAGAAGATGGAACTTCTACAAATGCCACTCTTGCTTGTAGCTCTGATGGAAACTGTGAATTGGTAGATATTAGCGCATAGTGGTACAATTATAGAATTGGGCTAAGGCTCAAAATTCCTAGGCTTCCCGCCTAGAAATAAGGAGGATCAAAAATGGCAAAAGCTAAAGAAGATCTTAATGGAGATGGAAAGGTTACAATGCAAGAGAAAATTCTAGCAGCACTGGCAAGTTATGGACGTCATTTTCTAGGAGCAGCAATTGCTCTTTACATGACTGGAAATACTAGTCCGAGAGACCTACTCATGGGCGGATTCGCCGCTACGGCACCCGTACTTTTAAAGGCACTCAATCCAAACGAAAAGTCGTTTGGCTTTACAAATAAGTAAAATTAGTCAATTAAGAATACTCCTGTGCTAAAATTAGTACAGGAGTATTCCTATTTAGGAGACTATGGCAAATGGCAGGACAAAAGAACTTCGAAGTAGATCAAAATGCAACATTTAGTTTTGTAGTAGAGTATAAAACAGAAGATGGAAATGCGATTGATCTCACTGGCGCATCTGCAAAAATGCAGGTACGTGATGTAAAGGGTGGTCAAAAGTTAGCAGTAACTTTAACATCTCCAAGTGGTGGTATTGTAATATCTGGGTCACTTGGAAAACTAACTGTAACTCTTACACCAACTCAAACAAACAAACTCTTTTACCCTAAGTCAGTATATGACATCATGGTTATAGATTCTAATGGAAATAAAATAAAACTCCTTGAAGGGTTTATGACCCTAAATAGATCGGTAACTATATAATGGTTGAGTCCGTAATTGTTAAAGAACAAGTAAATAAAATTATAGTTTCTTCTCCAGGTCCACAAGGACCAAGAGGAAGAACAATTTTAAATGGCTCTGGAGACCCTGCAGCAAACTTAGGGCTTTCTGGAGATTTTTATTTTGATACAACTTCGGCAGCATTCCATGGACCAAAAGTTTCTGACACTACATGGTCAGGATCAAGTAAAATATTTTTAACAAATAACACTTTAGCATATTCTTGGGAACTTGCCCAGCTAGCTGGACCAGTTTCAGGGATATACTCGCTTGTTATTACGCACGGGCTTGGGTATCAACCAAACGTTACAGTTAAGTCCAGCGCAGGAGATATTTTGGAAACTGGGATAGACTATAATAGTACTAATCAAATAACGCTGACAATGGCTCAACCATTTTCAGGGACAGCATACCTGTCATAAGGAGATAGCAAATGGCAAGAAAATTTTTAGTTAGCGTTGATCTCAACAAGAATGAGTTGCTCAATGCTAGAATCCAAAACTTAGGCGCAGCGCCTACAAACCCAGTATCGGGTCAAATATACTACAACACTAGCGACAATATTGTTTATTTCTGGAATGGAACAGAGTGGATCTCCACATCTGGTTCTTTAGAAGTAATTCAAGATGCTATTGGTACATATGTAGAAGGTGGAGTAGGTCTTACAAGATCTTATAACGACACAACAGGTGTTACCACATTAGATTTAGATAACACATCAGTCTCTGCAGGGTCATACGGATCAACAACAAAAATCCCATCATTTACAGTAGATGCACAAGGTCGTTTAACTGCAGCTAGCGAAGCCGATGTTGCAACTAACCTTTCAATATCAGCAGACACTGGTACAGATACCGTTAATTTATTAACTGACACCTTAAATGTTGCAGGTGGAGAAGGAATTGATGTTGCAGTAACAAATAACACAATTACAGTATCAGCAGAAGATGCAACATATACTAACAAGGGTGTTGCTTCATTTAGCGCAACAGATTTTACGGTTACAGCGGGAGCGGTATCCCTTAATAAAGATCCAGTAATTACACTCTCAGGAGATGTAACTGGTTCTGCAACAATGACAAATCTTGGCGATGTAACAATTACAACAACTATAGAGCCAAATTCAGTATCACTTGGAACAGACACAACTGGCAGCTACATCTCAACAATTACTGGCACACCAGGAGAAATTATTGTATCTGGCTCTGGATCAGAATCAGCAGCAGTAACAATTGGATTGCCAGACGATTTAACCGTAACAGGAAACCTTACAGTTAATGGAAACCTCGATGTAGAAGGATCTATTAACTCTATAAGCACAACAGAAGTTAATATTGTTGACAATAAAGTTGTTCTTAATACAAATGTTACTGGAGCTCCAACAACAAATGGTGGATTAAAAGTAAATCGTGGAACCTCATCAGATGTTGAGATCCTATGGAATGAAACCTCAGATCAATGGACATTAACAAATGATGGCACAAACTATCATGAAATTACAAGAAAGTATAAGACCACACTTAATACTTCAGCAACATCTTACACAGTTACACACAATTTAGGCACAAAAGATATAGTAGTTTCTATATATGAGGTTGCTTCACCATTTGCAGAAATAGTTGCAGATATTGAGCATACATCAGATACAGCAGCAACTATTAAATTTGCAGTTGCGCCAGCATCTGGAGAATATAGAGTAGTTGTAATAGGATAGGTATTTAAAAATGGCTAAAAAGTTTAAGTCCTTATTAAATCTGCTTACACTTGCAGAAGATCCAGTAATTGGTTCTACTGGAGATGTGTACTTTAATGTTACAAGTAAAAACATTAAGATATACAATGGTGCAATGTGGGTTGACTTAACTCCAGGCTCCTCAGATCCCGCTCCATTCTATATGCATACACATTCTTATGATGGAAATGTACATACCGTTAATCTTCAACAAACTATTAACTTTGATACAGATATTAATAACAATGCTAACGTTTTAGAAACATCTCCTGCTATAATTGGTCTAGACGGTGGTACTCCAACATCATCGTATATCAAACCAAGCTACACAGAGCTAACATTGTTGGACGGAGGAC